CGTTCGCTCGTGACGGCGCAAAAATCGGCACCTCGCTCAAGATCCGCCTCCCGAACGATTACACCGTCCGCACGGGCGCTGCGACTTCGGTACAGGACACGACTGAGCAGTCCACCACACTCACTGTTGCCACCCAGAAGGGTGTCGATGTGGCGTTCACCTCAGTTGATCGCACGATGAGCCTGGACGATTTCGGCCAGCGCATCTTGTCTCCGATGATGAACAACCTTGGCGGCGCGATCGCTGCGGACGTTCTCAGCGGGTCGGAAGCTATTTCGAACCTTGTCAACAAGGTAGATGGCTCCAGCAACACTATTGCCCCGGATGCCTCGACCTGGCTGACGGCCGGCGCGGTTCTTGACAATCAGGGCGCACCGCGCGGTAACCGCGTTGCAATCCTTGACCCCTACACCAACGCCCGCACGGTCTCGAGCCTGTCTGGCCTGTTCAACGCGCAGAACAAGATCGGCACTCAGAACACCAAAGGCACGATGGATGCTGAAATCCTTGGCATTCAGAATTGGTCGATGGATCAGTCCGTCATCAAGCATGTGACGGGTGCTTATTCGACGATCGGCACGGTTTCTGGTGCTTCGCAGTCGGGTACCGCGATTACCACTTCGGCGCTGGCTGGCCCGCTCAAGAAGGGCGATGTCATCAGCTTTGCCGGTGTGTTCGCGGTCAACCGTACGTCCAAAGTCACCACGGGCGCCCTTGCGCAGTTTGTGGTCACGGCGGATGTGGCCACCTCAGCGACCTCGATCCCGATCTATCCGGCTCTGACGCCGGGTGCTGTGCAGTTCCAGACTGTGACTGCCTCCCCGGCTTCGGGTGCGGCGATCACCGTTGCGACGAAG